TCAGAACAACCCCGCAGGTTCAACCTTGCGGTCCCAGCTGTAGATCACCAGCTCCCCACGCTCAACCCGGTTTGCGCCACCGCCCACGGTGTAGTCCAGCTTCAGAGCCTCCATGTCAAAGCCCGCGAAGCACTCCCTGATCGCCGGATGGTCGTTGATGCTGACCACGGCCTTTCCCTTGATCTCGCGTAGCTTGGCGGCCATGGCCACGTACTGCTCCCAAGGGAACGGAACCCCGTAGCCCTCGGTTTCCCAGTAGGGCGGGTCCAGATAGAACAGCGTGTGCGGCCGGTCATATCGGTCGATGCAAGCGGACCAGTCCAGGTTCTCGATGTAGGTGCCGCTAGCCATGCGCAGGTGCGCGGCCGACAGGTTCTCTTCGATCCGCAGGAGGTTGATGGCCGGGGCTGTGGTGGCGGTGCCGAAGGTCTGGCCGGCCACCTTGCCGCCGAAGCTCTGTTGCTGCAGGTAGAAGAACCGGGCCGCGCGCTGCACGTCGGTGAGCGTGTCCGGTCGGGTTTCCTGCAGCCACTTGAACACCTGGCGGCTGGTGAGTGCCCATTTGAACTGGCGGACGAACTCTTCCAGGTGGTGGGTGACCACCCGGTAGAGGTTGACCAGGTCGCCGTTGACGTCGTTCAGCACCTCGACGTCAGCAGGATGCCGGGCGAAGAACACGGCAGCGCCGCCTGCGAACACCTCGACGTAGCAGCTATGAGGGGGAAACCTGCTCAGCAGGAGGTCAACGAGGCGGCGCTTGCCGCCGATCCAGGGAATGATGGGTGTCGTCATGGTCTGTTCCATTCATCGACGCTCCCTGGCGCTCTGGTGGGGGGCTCATGGCCCTCAGCGAATTGATAACCCCGCAGCGGGGGCACTTGATGGTGAGGGTGGTGTATACGCCCTCTGCCAACTTGCGGCGGCATGCGCCGCATCTAATTTCTTCCATTGCAAGCCTGTTTCCATGGGTGAAACTTCCGATAGACTCGCCGCACTCTGTACAGGGTGGCGGGCCTTGTCGGCTTGCAGGCTCGATCTGCATTCAGGGGCTTGGCCAGGTGTTCGCGCATCTGACCAGGTCGCCCGTCTTTTTTTAGGGCGCAGCACCCTCCTTTACGTCCTCTGCAGCCACAGCCGCATGCAGGGTTGCAGGGTCGAAACGATGCGCTTCCTTGGGGTCTACACCGCCTGCCTCGGCGCTGATCTGGCTGCACACCTGGCGCGAGACAGAGGGCCGCCAGATCAAATTGACGATCCAAGCCATGAAGCCCGCGATCAACGTCCAGTTGTATGCCGCGCCCTCGCGGGCCTTGAATACCTGGGCGGCGCGCAATGGATCGCGCTTGTAGGGCACCACGGCCCACTTCGCAGGGTCGATACAGATGCGCTTGAAGCGCACGCCGCCCATGCGTCCGGCGCGGCGGGGTGACCACACAGGCAGGCGCTCGGCGGCCACCGAGGAAGCGCACCAGAGAGCGCCGCTGGCGTCGGGCTGGCAGGTTCCGTCCGGCATGAGGTGATCGACACCGTCATACGCTTCGAAGACCACTTCGCTGTGCGTGATCTTGCTGCCGGTGCGCAGCCAGATAGCGACGTTCGCCAGGCCCTGCAGGCCTGGGCGGACGGATGTGTAGGACGCCAGCAGCATGTCAGCCCTCCAGGTAGAAGTGGGCCTGCAGCTTGCCGATCCAGTCGGCGCGAATGGTGGGCGTTAGCAGTGGTGTCGTGGCCGATGCGATGGCTTGCGCGGCCAGCTCATAGCTCAGAGTGCCCATAAACTGCGTCGCAGCAGCTACATCTGGGTCAGCGAGCAGCCCGGTCAAGTCGGCAACGGTCCAGACTCCGGAGCGCACTCGGGACATGTTGTCTGCAGCCATAAACGAGAGCAGCTCATCTTTGACCGCCGCGCGACGGCGGTAGCGCGCCTCGTCGCGCTGGAATTGAGCGGCGGCAGGATCGCGCAGTGGTTGCCACTCGCCACCACGCCAGGCGTGCATGGGGTCGCCTCCCTGCAACACCACAACTTCGCCCCACCACGCAAGGTCTCCCTTGGGCGGCGTCCCTACGTCGATGATCTGCACCGCATCGGCGTCTGGCACCAGCGTGATCGGGGCGTCGTTCTCGTCCCGCAGCTCGATGCCTCCAGGCACCTGAACGGCCGTGAGCGCGTCTGCCTTGGCAACCAAAAATCCGGCGTGTAATGCCACTTTCATGTCATGCCTCCACAGTGAGTAAAGTACGCAATGCGAACATCGAGTTAGTGCCATTCGTGTAGGTGAACGCCAAAAGGCCGATGCCCGACGACATGCTCAGGACCGACGGCGGGCCAGTGTGGGGGCTCGGCAGGTCAACCCAGCCGGATTTCAGCAACACCGGCTGGCCGGCGGCGACACCAATGTGCATCGCAGCCCACGGGCCTGCGTTCAAGTAGTTGTTGCCTGCGCAGGTGGCAAACACCAGTGCAACCCCCGGTGCGGCCTGGGAAACTGTCGTGTAAGGCCATGCGGTAACAGACTGGTTCGATAGCGTCACAGCGGCGCCGAGGGTTACCGGGGTCGCGTCTGTCACAAGGCGCGCCGACAACTGGTTCGTGCCTTGCAACACAATCATGCTTTGTGTGCTGCTGACAGATACGAGCCCCACAACACTTCCAGCGGCACTGACCGCCGCACCAAGCGTTGGGACCGTCCCGCTCACGGTGATCCTGCGCACGTTGGTGGCATCAGATAAGTGGAACGTGGATGCAGACAGTGCGACAAGTGACAGCGGTGCGCTGTACGAAGACCCCGTTACCACCGTGTTCGCCGTAATGTTCCCCGCGCCGTCAATATTCAGCGTGCGCACCTGAAGAACACCAGCAGGCGTGAGCGTTGCCAGCAATACTTGCGAGCTGGATATGCGAGCAACTGCCGGATTGTTTTCATCCGCGATACTCAGCTCTACGCCTTGCGTGATGGCGCCGGTTGAGGCATCGATATCCGCCACACGCGCTCTCAGGTAATTCGCGCCCCCCTGAAAAAGAGCAAGCACCCTGGTAGATGACAGCGCACACAAGGCAACGGTGTATCCAGTAATCGTTGAACTCACAATCGCATTGGCCGCTGGATTGACGCGACCCGGTAGATAGACCGCAAGCCGCAACACACCACCAGACCTGTGGAGATGCGCCATGTTCCCGTTGTCAAGGACAACAGTAGGGCTCGGGTCACCGTTCACAGCAGGCACGTCCACAGCAGCCATATAGCCGCCCTCAGCAACCACCCCGCCGGCCCGCTCCGCAGAGTCGGTGATTTCGGCCCAAACACCAGCCGCTGTGGCATCGGACTGCAGAGCGAGCACAGCTGTCCCACCGCTTGGAGCCCAAGCCACACGCTTACCTGCAGCGTTGAGGATGGCTACGGGGTATTTCACGGCACGGTTCACAAATGCGAACCGTGGCGCGCCGAGCTGCTGCACAGTCGTCGCATCCGGTAGCGTGAACGTCACACCATGAGCCGCCGGTGTCGTGATCTGCATGTATGCCGAGTCGGCGGTGAGCACCTGGCTCGTTGCGGTGCTGGCAACACCAGCGGCGGCGGGCGTAGCAGTGAGTGATAGCCAATTTGGCGACACCCCGGGCGTGTGTGCAGCAACGTCGGCAACGCTGGAAAGCAGCATCCACACTTTGCCGGAGTGCGATGCGCTGGCAGGGATGGCCAGAGCGCCTGCCAGGCCAGACCATTCCCCTTTGAAATTCGCAGCCGCAAGGGCGGCGTCCGATGCGGTCAAGGCGTTCTGCGCCGACAGGGCCGCGCCTTCGATCAGGGGGATGTTGGCGTTGTACTTCTCCACCAGCTCCAGCAGCTTCGCGAAGGTGGCGTCGGAATCTGTGTTGAACGTGCCCGGGCGCAGGATGCTGTGCGGCGCCTGGGGCATGACGGGGAGTGGTTGCATGCTCATGCGAATCCTTCAATCTCAATGGAACACTTGGACTTCTTGGCGTTTGGGATGACGATTGAGAAGTCGCGGAACGTGCCGTACGCCTGGGTTGCCTCGAAAAGGCTGGAGGCGATCCAGAACACGGGCTTGGAGCGGTAGCGCGTCAGCTCGCGCTTGAGGGCATCGATGAGGTAGTTGGGCACGTCCACCGTGATCGTCATGCGGTCGGACCAGGCTCCTTCGAGCAGCGTGGGCTTGCCCCACTGGTCAACGCTTTTCTTTCCGTAGTCCTTGATGCCGACACTCGCGCCAAACTCCGTCTCGCCGAACTTGCGCAGCAAGCCCGGCATGCACATGCCGCAGGCAGCAACGCCGCCAGGGTTGCTGATCGTGATGGTGATTTGCACACCAGGCCCCACTGGCAGGCCGGTGACAAGCAGCTTTTCACGCTGCTCAAATGGTTCAAAGCGGTACTCGTACATGTTCGTCACAGCGCGCGGGTAATACAGCCCGAACGTCTCGTCGAACGGTGAATCAGCTACTTGCACGCGCACCTCTTGGCCGCGCAGGCCCATCAGGCTGATGCCGTCTGCATAGCTTGTGGGTGCCAGGGTCACAACGATCTGCTCGGCCGCGCTGGTGACCGTGCCCAGGCTCTGGTCAAACATGGCCACGCGGTTGACGGGGCCGGTGTCGAGCCACCAGTCGGGGCTGGTTGCGGGCGTCTTGCCCGTGTTGGCCGCCTGGCGGCTGAGGTAGCGGCGCTGGCCGTCCCGCGCCTCTGCAGCCAGGGCGTAGGTGGTGCCCACAAGCCACTGGGCTGGATCGGGGTCGATGCCAGGCGCGACCACGGGCAGCGGCACCGAGCTGGCGGCCAGAACGGCGTCTGTCACTTCGATGGGGCGCAGGATTCTCATGCGGCGATGTCCAGAGGTTCGGTCGCGCTGGTGCGAACGGTGATGCCGCGATCCACAAGCTCCAGCGTGGCTTTTTGGCCTGCGTGTGTGTGAAAGGCGGTCGCATTGGCCGCGTCGATGAGCAGTTCCATCTGCACCTGCAGGGCAGCGATGGCCGCCACGATGGCTTGGCTGTCGATCAGGCCAGCGGCGTTGACGCCCAGCTTCCCACCCACGTTTCTCAGGGGCAGGATGCCCTCATCACCGGCTTCGCCCATCTGGCCCATGTCGAAATAGGTGGGGCGCTTGACGATGCCGCCACCCGAGAAGGCCGCACCGGTGGCGAACTTCCGGGCTTCGGGCAGGGCCTGCAAGCCCTGGTCGGCGATCCAGTTGCGCACGTCGTCAGCACCCACGGTGTAGCCCGCCAGGTTGATGGCGGCCGTGATCTGGTCCACGTTGAGCCCGGCAGTGGCCGCGCCCTGGTAGACGGCCATCACGTCGCCCCGGCTGGCGGCGTCGCGCACGTAGTCAACGCCGCCGATGATCTGCTCGGGCGTGAAGGCGGCCAGCGAACTGGCGGAAGCAACAGCAGAGCTGGCCTGCTTGCCCGCCAGGATGGAGGCGGCAAGGCGATCAACAGCGTCGCGCACGGTGAGCACGCTCACGTCAATGCCGCGTGAGACGTCGATCTGCTCGCGCCAGACGGCAAGCGTCTGGTCCAGCGCGGCCACGTCTTGCTGGTACTGCTTCTCCAGGGCCTTGGATGCGTCCTCTGTGGCCTTGAGCGTCATCTCGGCCACGCTGAGCTGGCCGCTGGCCTGGTCGCCGAGCTGGCGCATGGCGTCGGCCGCTTCGTCCTGGGAGCGCACGTAGTCTTCGAACCGCCCGAAGAGCTGGTCGCTGGGCTTGGAGAGCACGCCCAGGGCCTGCTCGATGCCGGGCAGCTTGTCCACGCGCACGCCGGTCTTGGCCTGGGCCAGGGCGGCCTGCAGCGTGGCCAGGGCCGAGGCGCGGCGGGCCCGGTCCAGTGCTTCGCTCTGCACTTCGGTGCTCTTGATGGCCGACTGGATGGCGCCGAAGATGGTGTTGATCTTGCCAATGGACTCGCGCGCCAGCTCGGCCTGTTGCGCCAGGCCTTCCTTGGCCGTGCTCCAGCGGTCGGCCAGGGCTTGCTTCTCGGCGTCCACCGAGCGCTGCAGCACGCCGTAGTTGCTGTCCACGCGCGTTGCGGCGGCTTCGGCGGCCGTCTGCATGTCGGCGATGCGCCAGACCATCTCCTGCAGCGCGCGGTTGGTCGGGTCGATGGCGGCCAGCTCGCGGCGGCGCAGCTCTGCGCTGGCACCAATGGCCTGCAGCCACTGCTGCTCGATGCTGGCACGTTCTTCAGCGATGCGCCGGGCGGCCTCTTCGGCCTCGCGCTGGGCCTCTGTCGCTGCGCGCTGGGCTTCGGCGGCGGCCTGGGTGGCGGCGGTGTTGTCAACGATGGCGGCCGTGTAGCGCGGCGTGTACTGCAGGGCGGCACCGGCCGTGCCCAGCGCGTCGCCCACCGTGGTGCGCAGCTGCTCAAGGGTGGCCTGGAATTCGGCGTTGCTGAACAGCTCGGCAAAAGCCGTGGCTGTAGCTTTGGCCCGCTCGATGGTCTTGGCGATGCTGGCCTGGCTCAGGGCCTCGGCCACGTTCTGGCCCATCACGGCCGCGTCAATGATCGGGGTGATGATGCCCTGGTTGACGATGTCGATGATCTGGCCCGAGGCGTTGCCCAGCATGCTCGCTTCAATGCTGGCCACCAGGCTGTTGGCCACCGATTGGCCTGCGGCGTAGGCGTCGCCGGTGGCAAGGCCTTCGGCGTAGAGCTGGGCGAGCTGGTCGCGGCTGGTGCCGAACTGTTCAAGCAGCTTGTTCGGGTACTGCGCAAGGTTCTCGAACAGGGCCTTGAGGGCCACCTCGGCGTTGTCGGTGCCGGTGGCCGTGGCAGCGGTGATGCGCTTGGCCCAGGCGGGCAAATCCATGCCTTGCAGCACACCGATGGTCTCGTTCGCAACGGCGTTCAGGTATTGCTTCATACCTGCTTCGCCATCGGCAAACTCCTTTGGTGCCCAGCGGCTGGTCTGGCTGTCCTGCCAATCCACCAGCTTCTTGCCCATCTGCTCGATGACGAGGGCGCCCCACGCGCCATCCTTGGAGGTGTCGTCGGCAAACGCCGTGGCGGCTTTAAAGCCCGCCTCCTGGCCGAAGGTCTTGGCGGTAGCGTCGAGCATGTTGACGATGCTCGATGCCAGGCCGGAGGTCATGGCCTGCACCTTGTCGTCGGGGCGAATGGCGGCAGTGCCGAGGGTCTGGGCATTGATGGCCTGGGCACCCTCGGCGGCGCTATAGCTTGCGGCACCGCCTGTGTGCGGCGTCGGTTTCTTGCCGAAAACGGCGGCAAGCGCCACTACTGCTGCCAAGGCCCAGCCCCAGCCGGGGATTGCACTCAGGGCGCTCGACAGTGTGCTGCCACTGGCGGCAGCACCTGCAGCAGTGCCCTGGGCCGCTGCAAGCGTTCCCGCCGGCAGTGCCGCTGCAGCGCCAGCTTCGATAGCCAGATTGGCTGCAATGGCAGACTGCGCTGCTGCTTGCGCACCAGTGGCCACACCAGCCCACATGCCGTTGGCGGCTGCCAGGGCGCCGATGGCGTCACCGCCCACCATGCCGACAGCGTTGGCATACCCGAGCGAGGCCATGGAGGCGCCCGCAGCCCCGCCGGAAATCGCTTGGCTCGCAGTGCCCCACAGCGTATTGATATTGCTGGCTGCCTGCACGGCGCCCAGCACACCGCCACCGCCTGATGCCGCGCTGCCGCTGCCAGTAGCACCAGCAAGAAAGCCCGCCAGCGGCTTCATGACGGGATCAAGGCCGATCCGGAAGGCCGTGGCGCGCAGCATGCCGTGGATGTATTCGCGCAGGCTCTTGCCACCCTGCATCGCGGCGTTGGTCAGGCCTTGCTCGTACTGCTCGGTGACGCGCTTGAGTTCCTTCTCGGCTTCATCGGCGGTTTTCTTGATGCCTTCACGGGTTTCCTTGCCGCGCACCAGGCCCACGATTTCCCGGCGCGCGTCGATTTCTTTTTGCAGAGCCAGCAGCGTGGCGCCGTCTGCCGCCTGCCCAAGGGCTTTTTGGTAGTTGTCCTCGGCACGGGCCAGGGCGACACGCTCGACGGCTTCCGCAAGCGGGATGTTGGCGCTGGCGGCAAGGCTTGCAGCAGCTTCCTCTTCCTGCAAGCGCTGCACTTGCTGCTCGGCTGCCTTGGCACTTCGCTGCATGGCCTCAAGAGCTTGTTGCTGTGCACGCTCCTGGGTGCGCTGGATCTCCTGCCACGCACGTGCGCGCTGCTCAAGGAGGTGCTGCTCCTCCTTGGCCACTGCAACCATCGCAGGCTGCTTGGCAAGTAGCACGGCTTGCAGCCGTACCAAATCTTCCTGGGTGATCTTTCCTTGCTGGAACTGCTTGTTGAGGGATTCCCATTCTTTATAGAAATCGCCCGACAGGCCCGCAAGTTCGGCCAGCAGAGAGCGCTGGCGCTCCAGCTCGCGGGCAGCGACGCCGGCCGCGCCCTTGTCGGCGACGCGGGCCTTGTACGCGGAGATCTCGCGCTCGATCTCCACCTGCTCTTTGCCTGCAGCCTTGCCCGCATTGCGGATGCGCAGGATTTCTTCTTCCTGCTGCTTCTCCTTGGACTTGTTGGCGTTGACGACCTTGCCCCATTCCGCCAAGGCTGCGGTTTTCTTGGCCTCGTCGGCCGTAGCGGCCGCACTGTCGTTGGCCAGAGTGATCTTCTTTTCCAGCAGGCGGATCTGCTCTTTCAGGTCGGCGGTAGCCTTGCCATCCTTGATGCCGAGCGTGGAATTGCGCTCCTGCTGACGTGCCAGGTTCTCGCGGAGCTGTGCAAGGTTCTGCTCATCTGTGGTGCCACGGCCCACGTTGAGCATCGCGTCCCATGCGCCCTTGGCCGCACCGGTGACCCCGTACCAGGCACGTTCGATGTAGCCCAGGTTGGCGACCATTGCATTCTTGCGGGCCTCCATGGCGGCCATATACGCCTGCTGCGCCGCAACCCCGGCTTCTTCCTTGCGGCCCCGTTCTTCCAGCGCGCGGATCTGTTCGTAGACGGCGACGGTCAGGTGGTGGTACTGCTCATTGAGCTTGATGCTGGCCTGCAGGGGCGCTTTGCCCAGCTGCTCCAGGTGGTCCACGGTCGCCTTGACCGGCTGGCCGACGTATTTCTCAAGACCCATGGCCGTCTGGGCGAACTGCTGCAGGTTCTCGCGCGCCACGGCGCCGCTGCCCGCCATCTGGGTCAGCGCAGCGGCTGCTGCGCCCTGGGTGCCCGTGACTTCGCTGATGGCCCGCGCCATGTCGGTGAGCTGGCCCACGGTGGTGCCTGCAGCGTTGCCGCTCATCAGGATGGCGGCGCGGTAGCCATCGGCTTCCTGGGAACCCTGGTGGTATGCCAGAGCCAGCACCCCGGCCACCACCGCAGCAGCCGTGAAGGGATTGATGAGCCCGACCACGTAGCCCGTCAGGGCCTTGGCGGCTGGAATAGCGCCGCCGAACATGTCCTTGAGCTGGCCACCCTGCTGCAGGAACACCGTGAGCGGTGCCTGGCCGCCCTGGATGCTGGTGATGATGTCGGTGAACTGGGCAGGCACACCACGCAGCGCGGCGGCGGTCTGCTTGGCAGAAATGGTGGTTTGCCCTAGCGCGGCCTGGGCGATGCCGCCCGCCTTGGCGGCCTGCTGGCTTGCGCTGGCAGCAGCAGCGCCCAGGGCGTGTGCGGCAGGAGTTCCACCGCTCAGGGCGGTCTTGACGGCATCGCCTTGCCGGGCGACACCGGCCAGGCCCGCTTGTGCAGCCTGAAAATGGGCGGCGGCTCCCGTCAATGGCTGCGGGATGGCCCCCAGTGCACCAGCCGCCTGGCGGCCCGACTGGGTGATCTTGTCGATGGCGGCAGCCGCAGTGTTGCCATTGGCGGCGGCTTGGCCCAGGCCGTCAAGCTTGCCCGTGACGGACTGAACGCTTGTGGCCGCGCTGGAGGCGCTGCCCGAAACCTGGGCAGCGAAAGCCTGCGCCGTATGCCCCGCCTTGGTGAATTCGGCGGTGTACTGCGTGGAGTCCACATGCAGCTTGACACCCACCTTGAACTCATTGGACATGCGCCGCTTTCCTTCCGTTGCCGCCTACCGTTGGTTGAGAAACTTGCGCGCCTCGCCTTCGAGCACGCGGACCATCCAGAACACGTTGCGCTGGTGCTTTCGCTTCACCCCCAGCATGTGCATGGCCGACTGCATGGCGGTGTTGTCGATGCCGTCGTAGTGCACCAGGCCAATGCCGATGAGTACGCGCCAGTTGCGCTCGCAGGCGGTGAACACTTCCCACGCCCGCCATTGCTCGGGCGGCAGCTCAAAGTCCCCGGCCTGCTCGACCTCTTCAGTTCGGGCCACCTGGGCCGCCTGCATGGCCTGGTCGGGATCGGCGCCGAGCTGCTGCCACTGGGCGCGCAGGTCGGCGTCTTCTTCCTCGGTGTTGGCCTCGCCGCCCCCCGCACTCAGGTAGTGGTGGCGGACGGCAGCTCGAAGTTTTTTGCCACTTCTGCCGCCTCCCGTGCTTTGCGGCCGTTCTCGAAGTACGCCTGGACGAGCGCTGCCTCGAAACCGTCCCAGTCCTCCACCAGTTCCTCGCGTTGCTTCTCGGAATGGATGACTGCGGTGCCCGTCTTGTCCTTGAGGTCCCAGTCCACCAGCAGGCGGTCCAGGAATTCCTTGTCGGTGATCTTTTTTTCGGCCAGGTCGGATTCGAGCTGCTTGCGCTCGCTGGTTTTGAGGCGCTTGAAACGGGCCTTGAAGTCCACGATTTCGGGCTTGCCGAGGTCGCCCACCAGGATGAGCTGGCCTGCGGCCCAAAATGCGACGGATGCGAGAACGACGGACATGGGTGTGATCCTTTAAAGAAATGGTGTTGCTGTGGATGAAACCTGGGGAAGCGATGGCTGGCGGCGGCGTCAGACCGTGATCGACCATTCGTCGTTGCCCGCATCGCTGGGAATGAAGCGCAGGGGCACGGTGATCATTTGGATGCCGTCCTGCTCGCCGAACGTGGGCTTGCCGATCTGGGCCAGCGGCGCGGCGATGGAGACGGTGTTGGTGGCGGCCTGGCCGTGCTTGAGCAGCAGCGGCACCTTGGCGCTCACGCGGGCCATCTCGACCCAGTTCTTGGTGGCGACACTGGTGTTGCGGAACGTGACGCTGCCCGTGGACGTGCGGCCAGTGATCTCGGTCGTGTCCACGTTCATCAGGTCTTGCTTGACCACCTGGTTGCCAAAATCAAACTGGAAGCTGCTGGCCGCCGCGTTGTAGCCGTCCAGGCTCAGCGTGGTGTTGAGCTTGTTCACGCCCAGGGGGCGCAAGAACTTCACGTAGCTGACCGCTGGCATGGAGCCCACGTCTTCCACCGGGAAGAACGCTCCGGTGAACTCGAACTGCCACTTCGGGATCTGCTTGGCGTCCACTGCTGCCTTGGCATTGGCACGGGCACCCGCCATCTTGTAGAGCAGCTTGTCCACCACGGCGTAGATCGTGACGCTCTCGATGCCATCCGTGATCGGAGCGAAAACGGTCTCGGTGGCCGGGGTGTTCGTCGCGCTGGCAGCGCAGGCCCGCAAGAGCGTGCTCCAGCCCGGCAGGTCGCCAGCGGTGGCCACGCCTGCAAAACCGACGCTGAAGGCGATCTTGCGGTACAGGGTGACCATGGTCGTCTCCGACGCGCCGAAGTACGGGCGGATGACGCCCTGGTCCACCTCGTCGCCTTCGATGGGGGTGAGGGTGACGTCAGACACCTCAATGGCGTCTGCTGCCACCGGCACAACAATGGTGCCCACGATGGTCTCAATGGCCACCAGGACGGCCATTTTCTTGATGAACTTGGGGTCGCTCATTTGCGCTCCTTGGTGGTTTCAGGTTGGGTTTGTTCGACCAGCACGCGGCGGCCGTCCTTCATGGTGTAGAGGCCGCCTTGGCCGTGGTATTCATCGGGCGTGAGCGCGGCGGGCGCTGCGGCAGAAACCAAGGGGGCGGCTCCGGCATCTGCAGGTTGGCCACTGGCCGCCTGCGGGGCCTGGAGTTCTTGGGCGGTTTGGCCCGCCGTCGCTTGTTGTTTGGCATTGGCTTTGCTCACGGGTTGCTCCTGTAATACGTGGTCAACTGAAAGTCGTCGGCCCACCAGAGGTGGCCGGTGGCGGGCAGGTCGACCAGCTCGCCGCCCACGAAGGTGATGGGTTCGCCGGTCTCTTGGTCTGGAACCCAGCCCACCAGCGCAGTGCGTACCTCGCGGCGCTTGGCCTCCAGGGCGAGCACGGCGTCCAGGCCCATGGCGGATCGGCCTGAAGGCATGGCGAAAATGACACCGAACATCACGCCGATGAACTGGTCAAGGTCGCCGGTGTGGGGCATTTCCTGGCCCTTCTCGGCCAGGGGGACGAGGTAGAGCGCGGGCACGGCGCTGACGCCCTTCATGGCCTCGGCCAGGCTGCTCATGCCCTCGATCTCGCGCATGCCTGTCACGCGGTCGCGCAGCCGGGTCAGTGCTTCTTGAAACCACAACATGGCGCGGTCAGCGGAAGTGCCGCAGTTCGCTGCGGCCGAAGACGGCGGGGGCGCTGTCGAAGCGCACGTCGGTGCTGGTGGCGTTGGCCGGTGCCTGGGGGTCGGTGCCGCCCAGGCTCAGCTTGCCGGCGGCGACGTCGGCCAGGCGCTTGAGGGCATCGCGGTAGTCGCGTGCCACGGGGTCCTTGCTTTCGTCAGTGATGCGGCTGCCGTTGAGCAGATAGCGCGCAATGGCGCGCGCCCAGACGGTCAGCATGCTCTTGCCGGTGCTGGTGGGGGCAAGCTGGAGCGGCAGCGCATAGCCGCATGTGGCCAGATAGCCGTCGATCAATGCGGTTGCCTCGGCGATGGCATCCTGCACGCGCTGCAGAGCGGCGTCGGCCTGGGCAATGTCATCAGCCTGCCAGGCGCTGCGGTCCTGGCCGCGCAGCGTGGCGTCCATGAGCGCGTAGTCCACCGTCGCCGCGCCGTCGCTGGTGGCGAGCAGCGCGATTTCGCGGGAGCCTGGGCGTTCGGCGAGTTCGGCGGTGGAGATGTAGGGCATGGAATGGGTACTTGGTGCCGGGGCTTTGCCTTCGGTAATCCGTTATCCAGCCCCGGCTTTGAGGTTGGCGGCGTTCTTTGCTGCGGTGGGTGTCAGGTCCCGGCTTCAGCGCCCTCGGCGGGCAGGCTCACCAGGTGGGTGACCAGCATCGGCTCGGTGGTGAGCTGCTCGTATTGCGTGTCGGTCAGCTCATCCAGCGGGATGACGGTCTCGCCATCGGGGAAGGCGTAGCCCGCGCGGCGAAAACCCGCGCGCTTGGGCACGACCTTGAGCGCCTGGCGCTCGCCGTCGGGCTTGGTGACAGGGGCGGTGGCCAGCGATGCTGCCTTGCGGGGTGCGTTCTTGGCGGTTGCCATGGGTGTTGCTCCGTTCAGTGAAAAGGCCGAGGGGCGATCAGGCGGTGAGCCAGGGGCAGACGACGACCTTGGCAAGGCCGCGGTTGATGTTGGAGGCGCCGTTGGCGCCGTTCTCGGCCTCGACAATGCGGCGGGCCTTGCCTTCCAGGCTGGGGGGAACCCACAGCTCGGCGCTCTTGATGACCAGGGGTTTGCCGTTGTCGCCAACGAAAGACTGGTGCGCGGCGCGGGCTGCTTCGAAGGCGTCAGCGTCCAGCGTCTGCTTCGATGCGTAGGCGAGCTGCCACAGGCCCAGGCCCACATTGCCCCGGCCATCGGCGCCCCAGACGAACTCATTGCGACTGAAGACGTTGTCGTCGGTCAGGCTGGTCTTGGCCTGGAAGGCGTAGTCGCGGCGCTTCTGGTAAATGATGGGCTTGAGCACCTTGGTGGTGTCCATCAGGAACCAGGCGGTGCCGCTGCCGCCCTGGAAGTTGCTCACGCTGACCTGGCTGCCAGGGGCGCCCACCGGGTGATCGGTGTCAAAGAAGTACTGGCCGTCGTAGCAGGGGGTGGTAAAGCCGGCGTTGAGCAGGCTGAAGACCATTTCGTCGGGGTGCTGCGCGGCGTCCTGGCCGAGCTGCTCGATGACCGGCTTGTAGACGCCGTAGTGGTCGTCCTCGATCTCGTCGCGGGACACCGACACCGTGTTCTCGAATGTCTTGTTCTTGATGGCGTAGTCGTGCTGCACCAGGTTCTGGTACTGGCGCTCGCCGATCCATTCGCGGAACTTGGTGATCTTGCCCAGCCAGCCGTATTTCTGCTCGCTCGTGGTGCTGGGCACCAGCGTGGCGATCTGGCTCCACATGGGGGCGGCGCTGGCCAGGCCGCCCGCGAAGGCCGCGCTGAACGCCTGGTTCAGGATGGCGAGGTTCTGTTGATTGACGATCATGGGTTGAAACTCCGTTGCGGGTTGGAATCAGCGGAAATCGACCCAGACGCCATCGGCGTCCACGTCGAACACCTTGCCGGCCACGCTGCGCGTGTTGGTGCCGTTGGTCTTGGCGACCGTCTGGTCGTCCACGATGTAGCAGTCGCTGCCGACGTCGGTGAGCGCTATGGCATCGGCTGCGGCCGAGTTGGCGAAGCGGTGCGGCCCCTTGCGGCAGCGCACGCGGATGGCGCCAGCGGCGCCGCTGGTGTTGTCGGCACGGTGCTCGGACACGCCCACGGCCTTGAGCGTGGTTGCGGTGGCGCCTGGCACGGCGTAGCCCGCAGCGTTGATGCAAACCAGGGAGCCGCCCCAGATGCGGGTGGCGGCGGCGACGGGGGGCTCCACCTGGTTGCCGTCACGGCGCGGGGTGTTGCGGTCTTGGGTGAGTGCAGTCATGGGACTTGGGTCTCCGATGGGTGGAAGGGATGCCAGCGATCAGGCGGCGCCGGTGGCCACGGCGGTGTGGGCCTTGCGGTACGCCTCGGGCGTGAGGCCCATGGCAGAGCAAACGGCCAGCTCGTCAACGCTGAGCTGCTGGTCGCCTGTGGCGGTGGGCGTGGGCGCCTTGCCGCCCGTCTGGGTGCCTGCCAGCGCCGGGATGGGCTTGGCGGCGCCCAGGAAGGCGGTGAGCGCGGCGATGTCCTTCTTGCCCAGATCGCGCGCCCAGGTCTCCAGAGCGGGCAGCAGGCGGCCGTCCTGCAGGGCGGGCTTGATCTGCGCCTCCACGTCGGCGTCGAGCTGCCGCGCCGTGAGCGCGGCGATCTGGCCCTGCAGGGCGGTGACCGACTCGACAGGCACGTACTTGGCCGGGTCGGGCGTGCCAGGCTGGGCCGTGCGCAGGCTGGTGCAAGCGGCCGTGATGGCCTCGGCCGTGGCGTCCTGGGGCAACTGGAGCGCGGTGCACGCAGCGGTGGCCACGGCGGCGCGGGCCTGCAGGGGCTGCAGCGGACCCAGCGCGGTCAAGGCGGCGATGGCCTGCGGTTCGGTGGTGGACTCGGGCAGGCCGAAGGCGGCCAGCAAGGCTTTGAGCAAGGGGTTCACGGAGGGCTCCTGGGGAGTGGTTGCTTGGGGAAGGAACGCGGCCGAGGCGGCAGCGACGAGGGAGAGCGGCTCCATGCCGCTGATGCCGGGATCGTTGGTGAGCGCGCCCATGTGGACGGCCAGGACCGTGCCGTCACGTTCGTCGTACTCGAACACCGGGGAGAAGTAGAGGTACTCGTTGGCCTTGATGTACTCGCGGGCGCGGGCCGTCAGCTCGGCAACCGCGTACAGGCCCTGGCCTTCAATCCAGCGCAGATCACGCATCCAGCCAGCTGCGGGGGCGGGCTGGCCGTTCTGCTCTTTCTTGAGGGTCTGGTGCTCGTAGTCGATGACCGGGGGCTTGCCCCGTGCCATGAAGCGCTCGATGACGCGCTGCGCGCTGGCTGCGTCGATGCGCCAGGCGCCCGGCTTGAGGGCGCGGCCGTCGTTGGGCTTGAAGCTGCCTGCTGGGGTGATTTGCAGCATGACCATGCCGCTCGCCAGTTCGGTCTTGACGGGCACCCCGAAGGTGCACGCAGCGATGGCCATGGCAGCGGCACCGGCGCTGCAGATGGCGATGTGGGTCTTACGGGGAGCGGTGCGTTGAGGCATGCCGCTATGGTCGGCATGCGTGCCCTTCAGGTCTTGGGAACCAGGACCCTATTTACTGCGCTCGACAACCCAGTCCAGGATGATCGAGCGGATTTCCTTGTCATCGTCGGCGCTGATGCCCAGGAATGGCCGTGCCGGAATCTTCACAAAGTGGACAGGGATGGTCACCTGACGCTCCGTGACGCCGCGTTTGTGCTTGCGACCAGCGAACAGCGTGCGGCCGGCCACGGTGCGGTAGCGCACCGCAGTCTGGCGCTCGGGCTTGTCGATCTCGCCGCCGAGCTGGTGGATGGCCGCGTACTTGGTGCTGCTGCCCACCTCCACCTCGGCCGTACCTGTGACCTGGTAGTGGATGCCGCCGCGCAGATAGCCGCGCAGTGTGAGGATTTTGTCCTTGGCGTACTTCTTTCGCCGGGCGTAACGCGGTTGCAATGGAGCCCAGGCGGTGCCGTCCGGCGCCGTCTGGGTCTTGAAGCGCTTTTGCGTGCTGGCCTGCAGGTACTCGCCCAGGCGCGGCATGAGGTCGTCGGTGCCGGGCTCGCCCAGGCGGGCCAGCACGGCAAGGGCCTGGGCGTCGTCGACAACAACGGAGATGTGGGTTCCAGCCATAGTGCAAAGCTCCTACAATGGGGCATCCATCGGACGGGCAGCGGCTGCCACCGCCTCCAATCCCACGTCCGGGCGGGCCAGCGTGTGGCGGTGCGCTGGCCTTTCTGTTGCCCGCGTTATTCTTCCTCACGGCGGTACAGGCGCACACCGACACGCGCGTGTTCCAGGTAGTCGGCCGATGCCGGCGGAAACGCCGTGATCCCGTTCCAGCCATCGGCGCCCAGCTCAAACACCGCCAGGCCGGGCGTGCTGCCCTCCTGCCCTTCGACCACGAAACGCGTCACGTAGCGGCGGCGCACCACGGCGCGGCCGGCTGCATGCATCCACTCGACCCGCGCCCAGATCTCGTCGGGCCGCAGCACGGCCTGGGCAAGCAGCGGCAAGTACTGCTCGCGCCCGCGCTTGAACACCTTCCATTCACCCTCGGTGTCCTGGAACAGCTCCTTGCCCACCACCAGTCGCTCGCCGATCACGTCGCGCACGATGGTGGGCGCATCCAGTGTGGCGCCAAACTCTCCCAGGAACTGCGAGACGTAGGTCTCGGGCGCCTGGCCTGCGGGCAGCATGGCGCTGGCTGGCAGCGTGCGCGGCGGGGGCAGCGTATCGGCCGGGCGCCGGTTCGGCAGGCCGGGGCCTCCCGCGCTGCTGGGCAGGCCATCCGGCCCCTGGGTCGTATGCGGGGGAATGGCGCTGCGCAGGCGCGCGCTGCCCGGCGCGTACTCGAACCCCGGGTCGATGCCCTCGGGAACGTGCACCGTGCGCGGCCCCAGGGTGCTGCGCTGGCCGATGGTGCGCTCCACCAGATTGACGGCCGGGGCCTGGTCGGGGCCGCTCTTGCCCAGCCGCTGCAGGTCGCGTGGCCACAGCCCCTTGACCTTGCAGTGGCACCCCCAGCCGTTGGGCGGGAAGTGGGTCTGCCAGAACGGGTTGTCTTTCTCCAGCACCAGGCCGTCCCAGCTCACGTGCTGCGGGCGCGGGTGTTCCACCCAGTCCTGGTGGTCGTACTGCCAGTAGGGAGCGGCCTGCAGTTGCTGCCAGCGCCCGGCGGCGTAGCTGGTGGCCAGGTTGGTGTCGTAGATGACGCGGCTGCGCCAGTTGCGCCCGCCGTTGTAGTCCCAGCCGTGCGTGGCCACGATGCGGTCGAAGTCCTTGCGGAAGTCTTCGAGGGTGCTCCCGCCCGCGATGGCCTTCTCCACGGCGGCGCGGAAGTCGGCCACGATGGCATCGCGGTTGGCACCGGCCACGACGAAAGCCCAGTCGTGCTCGCGGGTGTAGATGTCGGTCCAGCCATCGGTGGGCAGGTTGAGCTTGCGCCGGAAAAATTCGGCCTGCTCGGCGAATGGGAGGGAACCGTAGGCGGCGGTCGGCATGCGATGGGGGCGCGAGGGCTTTTATAAACGTTTACGGGGCAGGGATCGGTGCGCGGACGTGCAACGGGGGCAGGATCGGGCGTTAGGGGCTTCTACGCGCTCCCGCCAGAAGCCTCCTGCAGCACCTCGTAGCGGCCTGCCATTTCTGCGGCGCGCAGGGCCACCGCCATCGCGGCGGCGTACTGGTCCAGCGTCATGCCTGGCAGCAGTGCATCCAGGCCGTCGCGGATCTCGGCCAGCGACTGGGCACGCTGCACCAGCTCGCGCACCTGGTCGATCCAGGCGCCCACGGCCGGGGCCAGCGCGGCGGCAAGCTGAGGCTGCATCTGCTGGGGCGGCGGCAGCTCGCCAGGTGATGCGGCGGGCGTGACTGCCGGGAGCGCGGCCGTGGCGGCCGCCGTAGCCCTGGGGGCTGGAGGGGCCGATGGCATGAGCACGGGCTCATTGCCCTGCGCCACCGGGATGCCCAGCCGCTCATGCACCCAGGCGATGGGCGGGCGCACGCCCATGTTGACCAGCGGCGGCAGCGCCTGGGAAAACGAGGCCAGGTCCTCGCGCTCCTGCGCGTTGAGGCGGAACTGGGGCGAGCGGCGCAGGCCGCCCGGTGCCAGGCCGTTGAGGGCGGCCATGGCATAGACGAGGTCGCGGGTCAGGGTGGTGTTGGCCTGGCGCACGTCGCCATCGCGCAGATCCTTGCGCACTTCGTTGTGCACGTTGCCCAGGGCGTTGGTGCTGCTCTTGCCATCGGCGCCGCTGGTCAGGGTGCCGCCCAGGATGACCTTGGACTGGTTGCGCTCGCACCAGGACATCATGAGTTCAAAGGCCTTGGGGTCGCCCGTGGCGGCGTCCTTGAATTCGATCAGCATGCCGTCGGGGATGATGCCCGCCGCGTTGTGGCCGATGGCCGCGATGGCGCGCAACAGCGTGGCCTTCTCCTTCTCGCTCGCGCTGGCGGGGTACTTGCCGATGCGCACCGGAATACCGTAGATCTCCAGGAACTCGGCCAGGTCGCCTACGCTGTAGTTCTTGAACAGGTAGGTCCATACCAACTGGCGGAACAGCGCGGCGCGCTCCAGGTAGCCGCTCTTGGCCTTGTGCACGTGGGTGATCCAGCCAAAGGGCGTGAGGGGGGCGCCCACGACGCCATCCACCACGCTATTGCTGCGCAGGCGCAGCTCCTGGCGGTAGCCCCGGTGCAGGGTGAACCAGCTCTGCGGGCGGTGCGTGATCGTCTTGGGCACCCACCAGCCCTCCACGCGGTGCCACTCGATTTCCAGGCAGGCATAGCCCTTGCCGATGGCATCGGTCAGGTCGAAGACCATGTCCTCGAAGTCCGGGATCTCCATGAGCAGCTCGCCCACCTGGGCGGCGGCCTTCTTCTCGGCGGCGTCGGCGCCCTCGGGCGGCACCACGTTCCAGTCCAGCACGCAGGCACGGCGGCGCTTGCCCATCTCGGCGGCGATGTGGCCGTCCTTTTCTTCCATGTCCTCGAACAGCTCGAACTGGGCGACCAGGTCGCCAGCCTCGGCCGCGTCCAGGATCTTGGCCAGGCGCGAGGGCGTGAGGCCGCGCGTGGGGTGGGTCTGCAGCTCGCGCTGCAGGTGCGCCAGCTTGGCGGTCTGGGGCTCCTGCAGGTCGGGCATGGCGATGGGCTGGCCGTCCGGGCCGAGGATGCGGGAAGTTGCCATGGGGTGCTACCAGGTGGCGCGCGGCTCGACCAGGCGGAGGTAGTCCTCTGCCTCATCGTTGTCGCGGTCGGCCGCGCCGAGGTTGTCGAAGCCGCGCGGGAGCAGCGGCAAGGGGATGAAGTCGATGGCCGCGCTCAGGTTGAGCGTAGCGAACCAGCCCAGGCAGAGCATGACGGCGCTGTCGCCGTGGCGGAACAGGTCCGGGTCTTTCACGTCGGCGCGGCGCGCCTTGGTGACCATGGCCACGCCGTCCACCTCTTCGATGGCGCGCAGGTCCTGGGCGGCGTTGGGGTCGGCCGGGATGTCGATCATCCCGTCCTCGAAGCCCTGCACCAGCTTGGGCATCCAGGTGCCGTACCAGGCGCGGTTGAGCTTGACCTGATGCACGTGGCCATGGCCGAACTTGTCGGCCGTCTCTTCGGCCAATGGCTCGCCAGAGCCGGTGGCGTCCATGGCCCCGCCGCAGCGGCGCGGCAGGCGCTCGATGGCATACCAGGTGATCTGCCGTTGCTGGGCGTAGGGCACCTTGTGCATTTCGATGACGAGGGGCACCTGGCGGCGCATGCCCGTGGTGAGCGCCGTCGCCCCCCAGCTGGAGAAGTCCCGGTGGCGGGCGTAGTCGTGGCTGAAGACATGCCGCGCGTTCTTGTCCAGAGCGGCCAGGGCCGGCGCGAGGTAGCGCTCGATCCAGTCGGCCACCCAGGCCTCACGCTCGGCCGGGCTCTTGAGCACGAAATCCTCGTCCAGCGTCAGGCGCAGCACGCAGGTTTCTGGCAGCACCATGGCCTGCTCGATCCACACGCCTGGCAGGCACACGCCATTGCCGTCGCGTGGAATGGCGTCCAGTTCCTCGCGCATGGCGGCCTTGCGCACGCCGTAGCCGTTGCGGATCTTGCTGTACCAGGCCTGCTTGCCTTCGAGCGAGGGCTTGGTGCCCTTCATCATGCAGACCCGCTCGTACAGGCCGTTGGCCACGGCGTCGTCAAAGGTGACGGTGACCACCTGCGCGTCCGTGCCGTAGCGGCCGGCCTCGATGTCGCGGCAGAACTGCGCGAACGGGTTGTTCTTGCCGTTGTGCGAGCTGATGACGGTGATCTGGCCGCCCCAGATCAGCAGAGCGGTGGCGGCATCGAGCACGCCCTGCACGTCCGGGTGGAACGCGGCTTCGTCGATCACCACATGGCCCTGCAGGCCCCGGATGTTGGCCGGGCGGCTGGACAGCGCGCACACCTGGAAGCCCGAGGCAAAGCGGATACGGTAGGCCGTGATGTGCTTGGTCTTCCCGTTGTCGTCCTGGTCCTCGAACAGGAATTCTTCGATGCCCGAGACACCCTGGCCCTGGGCCTGGGCGATCACGCGGGCGAACTTGGCGCAGTAGCCGATGGCTTCGAGGCCTTTTTCCTTGGTGTCGCCGATGTAGAAGACGTTGTCGCCCCCGGCGCTCTTGCGCGCGGCAGCCACCAGCGTCTTGTTGAGCATGGTGCCGAACGTGATGCCGGTGCGGCGTCCCTTGGGCACTGCGATGATGGCCGCCTCGATGGCGGCCACCTGGCGCTGGTGCAGCATCAAGACGCCATCGGCCAGCGGGTCAAAGCCCTCTGGAATGGACCGCACGCTGGGAGGGAGGTCGTCCCATTCCAGCGTGCGCAGGGTGGAGGCCAGCGGCTTGACGACGTGCATGGTCAGGTCCCGACGCCGAGGAACTTGCGGCGCCAGAAGTCCACCTGGGCTTCGTCCATGCCCTGTGCCTTGGCGACCTCCTGCAGGTTAGCCTCCTGTTCGGCCAGCAGCTTCTTGCGGGTGGCTTCCTCAACCTTGGCCTGGAACTCCTTGAGGTTGATGCTCGACCTGGTCAAGGTGGCGATGTTCTTGGCGGCTTTGCTGAGCAGGGCCACGCGCTCACCAGGGTCGGCAGCTTCGTCGCCCTCGGCATCGGCTTCCTGCAGCTCCAGGATGGCTTCGAACAGCTCGGTCTGCACCATGGCCGTCAGTGCCTCGCTGCGGGCGTCCTTGTCGTCGCCGGCATGGGCCTGGATCAGCTTGGCCGCCTCGGTGCTGGCACGGATGGCAGCCAGGCGCCGCTCCAGCTTCTGGCCGTAACGGCCCACGGCTGACCGGCTTGGCAGGTCACCGGACGCTGCCGCAGCGGGGAAGCGCTCCTGCAGGTCGATGATCAGCTCGTTGAGCGTCATGCTGCCCGTGGCGATCATCGCCAGCAGGTAGGCCTTGATCTCCGGGTCGAGCCGGTCGATGGAACTCTTGCGGCCCATGGCTCACCAGTACTTCGCAGGGCGGGCAATGCCCGGTTCGCACGGAATGGTGTACTCGGCCAGGTCCACGCCGATGCGCGTCAGCTCCGCATGCCAGCGGCCCATGGGCTGCTTGTCGATCTTTACCAGCTCGCGGTCGTGGAGGTAGTCCATCTCGCGGCGCAGCTCCAGCGGCGTGGCGTCCGGATATTCGGACTGGGCCACGGCCAGGATGGGGCCTTCGAACGCGCCGATGGGACGGGCATTGTTCAGCGTCAAGATGATCAGCCACCGCAGGTTCTCGCGGCGGACACGGTTCGGGTCGATGGCGTTGCTCATGGGCTCCCTCGGTCGGTCATGGATGCGCGCAGCTGCGCGTTGTCGATCTTGGAAGCCAGGCCGTCGAGCTTGGCCTCCACGATGGATTGGCCGCGCACGTAGTCCTCGCGGCGCACGTAGTGCAGCGGCATGTCGGCCTGGAACCGCAGAAACTCGCGCTCCAGGTTCGTGATGCCCTGGGCTTCGAACTCGCGTGCGCGCTGGAGGGCGTCGAAGCGCTCATTGGTGCGCGCCTCCTGCGCCTCGCTGGCCTTGGTCATCACGTCGAACCGTTCCTCGATCCGCGATTCAAACTGCGCCGCGATCAACCGCCCCGCGCCAAAAATGATTGCCGCAAACCCCGACAGCAAGGCCGCGCCGAAGCCCAGCAACTGCCAAAAGTCGATCTGCAGATTCACGGTCAGCCTTTCTTCTTTTCAAGGCGTGCCTTGCACGCCACACAGAACCTGCAACCCGGCGCGGCCTGGCGCCGCTGCTCGGGGATCGGAGCACCACAGCCCCTTGCTTCGCAGAACTCGGCCGAGTCGGCGGCCGTCTTGCCTGCCAGGCCGGCGCGCCGGGCCTGGTCGCGCAGCGCGTCCTGCAGCAGCTCGGCCTCGCGCGCCTGGGCGCGGTCGATGTCATCTACCACCCACGCCCTCCGTGTCGAGCCAGTTCAAGAGGTCCGTCATGCGGCCGGCGCATTGGCCGTACAGGTCATACATGGACTTGAGTTCAAGGGCGACCGGGTCCACCTGCTGGCCCCTCGGCGCTGGCGGGGGCGGTGGGCAGCGCACCGCGTACTCCGCTGGCAGCGGCTTGGGCGGCGCGGTCACGGGCGGCTTCGAGGCCGCGCATGACGCCAGGAGGAAACACGCAGTCAGCGCGATCAAGAGCCGTGGTGGTGAGGGCATCGGCCATCTCCGTGGTGGTTTGGGTGTTGGCCTTTTCGAGCTGGGCCATGGCGGTGCGCATGCTGCGGCTGGCGGCGCCGGAGCGCTTGACCAGATCGGCATGCGCCGAGAGCTGCTCGGTGACCGCGTCGAGGGCCTTGGAATCCTGGCGGCCCTTTTCCAGGGCCTTGCCCTGGTCCAGGCCGTAGCCGTAGCCGCCGACTCCGGCGGCAATGGCGAGCAGCAGGCCAGCAACGGCCACGGTGGCGGCGCTGCTCATAGGCCAGGCCCCCATTGCAGATAGCGGGGCTGGATCACCACCAGGATGCGGTGGGGGTAGCCCAGGTTTTCAGGACAGTGCACGGCCGCGCGGCGGGCTTTGCCGCAGGCCGCGTCCACCTGGGCTCGGGTCGGCTGCGCGAGCCCGGTACTCGCCGCCTCTCGTTGCCAGTGGCCGAGCCCGCCGTTGTAGGCGCGCAGCGCAACCCACATGCGGTCGCGCGGCAGGTAGTGGGCTGGCGCACGGTCGTACAGCCAGCGGTCATAGGTGACCAGGGCGCGCAGCGCCCAGGCCGGGCTGAAGGGTTGCTGCGCGGCCAGAGCGGGGCTTTGGCTGGCGATCCAGCGCGTGGTGGCGGGCATGAACTGCGCCAGGCCCTGGGCGCCGACGTGCGAGACGGCATCGGGGCGCCATGCGCTCTCCTGGTGCACCTGTGCCGCGAAGACGGCCACGGGCGCATCCAGACCCCAGGCGGCGTGCGCGGTGCGCACCAGCAGCGCGCGGTGCTGCTGCGCGGCCTGTGGCACTTGCGCATGGCTGCAGCTTGCGGCCACGGCAAGCGCCGCAGCGGCAAGCCAGCCCCATGCGGGAATGCGGGACCAGCGCATCACAGCCCCGTGGCCATGGCGAGCATGGCAGCGCCCACGACCAAAGCGCGGCGCACCATGGCCCACAGGAAGACGGCCTCGTAGCCCGCGACAACGGGATAGTCCACATCGCCCTCGGGCTCATCGGTGCCGTAGCGCCAGTCGCGATGCAGGTAGCCGTCCGGCCGGGCGTAGGGGAAGAGCGTGCGGTCCAGCCAGTAGCCCAGCACTGCGGCCAGCGCGACCAGGCAAGCCTTGTAGAGCACCACTAACCGCTGGTGCTCAGGTGCGAAGATCGCGACGGCGACCAGAAGGGCGACTGCAAGCAGCAGCCAGGTGGTGGCGCGCGGCGCGCGCAGCCAAGTGGGGATGAAGTCTCGCATTACACGGCAGCTCCGAGAGGGTTGAAGATGACAGCTCGAAAGCCGTCAGTCTTCCTGTCTCGGGGCGCCGTGTATTGGGAACTGGGACCTTATTTCAGCTTTTGAAGTCAGCCACAGCGCGCCGTAGCCAGTGCGGCATGCTTACATGGCCGGGATGGCCATCAGCGGCCGACTGCTCGCTTTCGCAGATCAGGCTGAGGGTTTTGAGCGGGGGCGGCGCCTTGGCGCATATGCGCACGTAGTCAGCAGCCCATGCCGCCGTCTTGTCCACCGACAAATCCCTCACGGGCACCTGCTCGATGGAGGCCGCCAATGCTGCGGCCTGTTCGGCCAGTTCCTTATGCAATTGTTTTCGGTCGCCATAGCCGAACACCAGTGCCAACAAACCAAGCGAGGTGATGCCGCCAGCGAACCAAGGGAATTGATCGACAAAGAACTTGCCCATTAGCGAAGCCCCGAGCACCACGGTGATCGCCTTGGTCCCCTTGTCCACCAGGTCGAAAAACCGCTGGCGCCGCCGGTGGTAGCGCACCTGAACCCAGGCATTGCGCAGCACGGCGCAACGCTGAGCCCAAAGCGCGTCAAGGCGCCGGTCCTCTTCCGTCAGTGTGGCATCGGTCGTCATGGCCGGATTGTGGCACCGCATAGCGACTTTGCGCCATTGCTGTCACTTTGGCGGACGCGGAGGTGGTGGCGGCGGCGGGGAAAAATAGACAGCGTTGTCGCTGCCTTTGGCCTCACGAAAGTTTGCGGTACCCGTTGCCGTGGATGTACTTCGTGGCGGTGGTGGTGGCGGCGGTGGTGGCGGTGGTGGCGGCGGTGGTGGCGGCGGTGGCGGCGGCGGTGTTTTCTTGTCTGTCATCTCAATCCCCTTTCGTTATGAGTAGTTGTCGGTCTGTGAAATCTTCATTCGCCTGCAACGCATTACATCCCGCCGCGTCTTCTCCCTGTGCGCCTGGCGTGTGAGCCACTGCATGTTGACCGGCACGTCTGGCCCACCAGCACACAGGGGCTCGATGTGGTCCACCTCATACCCTGGGCAGGGGCCGCGCCTGGCGCTGTTGATGGGGCATGGGTTCTGGCGCTTGAACTCGGCCACTGCTGCGCTGGAGCGGGGGATCCGGGCGTCGGCGTCCGTAGCAAGCGACACCAGGCACAGGGCCATAGCCGACTGGGCAAGGGCGTGGCGTACGGTCACGCCATGTCTCAGCCAGCGCTGTCCAGAGTGCTACCGCAGTGCTTGCATTTCACGGCCTCTTTGCGCACAGACTCCGCGCAAAACGGGCACTTCTTGAAATCGCCATGCTCCCCAGTTGATACGGCCAACTGTTCGCTACTGCGGGTAGACGTGGCCCAGACCAAGGCTGCTATTGGGGCGGCAAAGGCAGCGAATCCCGCGCCGACAGCGCCTCCGCCAGCGTTGTTGGTGACGACGACGAGAACGAAGCCGGCGATCAAGCAGAACCCAAACACCAGCAGGCCGGATCTACCGCGCTTGCGAGCAACGATTGACGCGATCACGCTTGCAACCCCGAAAAGCAAAAACCCGAATATGGGCTCCATGACTACTCTCCTGTGAAGAACGGTTGATTGGGGGCGAACTACCGTGTCATCGGACACTATGCGCGCTTGCCACGCCTGGCCCCGCGTCTTGGGCGAGCAAGAGCAGTCACTACCCGCTGAGCGACTAGATGCGAATAAAAGTAGCGTCGCTGTAACCAATAGATGGTCAAAGCGCCTGCCGAAATGAAGGCGAAAAGAATCCCCTCGCTGGCCATCGATAAGTTTTGATGTAACGACATCCAAATCCAGGTGCAAAGGGCGCTAAAAGCAAAAAGTATGGCAATGCACAGCCCCCCGAAGGCGTATGCAGGCAAGGCCAACGCCTGCGCAAGACGGCCATCCTTACAAACCAGCGCCTTGGCATCGCACGCCAGCAACAAGCACTCGCCGTGCACGTCTGAATGGTTCACGATCCACTCCAGTTGGTGGTGACAGGAGTCGGGCATTTTTTCCTTTGCCAATGCAAGAAACCGGTTTTTCTTGCTGGACTCAGCGGGGCTGCCATCGAGGTAGACATCCCCGTAGTTGTGAATGGTCTGTGCCACTTGACCATGGGCATAGTCGATGTGCATCACTGTCTCCAGTTCCTCATTTACGACGGGTCTTCGGTGGATGAAAAGTGACGGAGCCGGTGTTGGTAACAGCACCCTGTGTGACGCTCCCGCCATGCACCGACCCGATGTTGAATCCGCCACTGACGTGATCGGCGTGTATCCCTCCCACACCTGCTGCACTTTGAGGCACCTCTTTTGGGCCGCCAGGCACCAACTCTTGGTCTGACTTCCCCCAGCACAACTCGTCAAGGGACACCCCAAGCAGTCGCGCGATCTTCATGAGATAGAGGGCGTCAGGAGTTCTCTCGCCGCTCTCGATCCTGTATTGGTGGGCGAGGCTCACCCCACCTGCCTTAGCGAGATCAGCAGGTTTCATGTTCCGGGTCGCTGCCGCGATGCGTATCGCCGCGCCAAGCCTCTCTCTGCTTGCCTGATCTTCTTGGGATAGCTCCGGTTTTCTAGGCATACGTCAATCAAAGCGAGGCCAATTTCTCCACTTGACGAATTCGCCAAGTGGAGAAATAATTGCCATAACACGTTTCAACAACAAGCCACCAGCGCCAACTGGTGACAACACAAAAGGACGCACCACCATGCCCCTTAAAACCCGCAAGCAGGTCCGCGACGAGTTCGCCAGCCGTGGCTGGTCGTACTCCGACTGGGCCAAGCAGCGCGGCTATTCGGCCGCGCTGGTCTGCATGATCGTCAACGACGACGACCGTGCCCCCCATCGCAAGTGCCTGCGTGGCGAGAGCCACAACATCGCCGTGGAACTGGGTCTGAAGGCCGGCACGGTATCGCGTGGCACCGCGCCCCACATGCAACTGCGCGCGGCATGAGCGGTATGTCCAGCATGCATCTTACTGGCGCACCGCTGTTTCGCATCGCCGATCCATGGCGCGAATACTTGGCCCAAGTCAACATATCGACGGCGGGCGTGGAGGCACTGGCCGCCCTGGGTGAAGTGGCGGAGGCGTATCTCCTTCTACAAAGCCTGCGAGCTGCCCGAGGTACGCCTGCCAGCCAGTGCATGCCTCCAGCAACGCCACCTTTCGCGGCGGTTCCTCGGCAATGTTCAGCTGGTGCAGGCGCCGCGCAGCGTCCACCACTGCGTGGCGCGGGAGCTGGCGCACCAGCTCGGTCAACAGGCAGTGCTGCGCCCACAGTTGGTGCTCCAGCGGGGCAAGGCGCGCAGACACAGCGCGTTCGACTATTCGTTCGATCAGTACGGTTTCGGCCATTGGTTTCCTCCTGGGGGGCATTGCAGCAGAGCCGTGCAGCCGCCACCAGAGGCGGGCGGGTTCTTTGTTTGGAAGCCCTGTTCGGGAGGGCCTTCCAATGAGCCGCAGGAATTGGAAACACGCCCGTGCGAACAGCCTCACGCACGCCTTGCGGCTTTGCAAGGAGTTCGCCCTAGACCGCCACAACCTGGGTGTGGAACGCATTGCCGACCGCATGGGCCAGAGCCACGACAACCTTTACAAGTGGCTCGCCACGGGCCGCATGCCGGCCATCCTGATCCCGGCCTATGAGCACGCCTGTGGCGCCCATTTCGTGAGCGACTGGCTGGCGGCCAGCGCCGGCCGGCTGGTGGTGCCCATGCCCACGGGCCGCACCGTGACGGAGGCCGACCTGCTGGCCGTGAACAGCAGCTGCGCCGCCGCGCTGACGCTGCTCACCAAGTTCTATGCCGATCCGGCGTCAGCCGACCTCGCTGCCACCACCGATGCGCTGCGCGCGCACCTGGAGCAGGTGGCATTCCATCAAGCCAATGTGGGGCGCTACGCCGCGCCGGAACTGGAGTTCGAGCCATGAGCAACCCCCAACACCACCAACCCGCCCGCCGAGCGCTGCGCCTGCTGTGGGCTCTGCAGGGCCACGCGTTCGACGGCCTGCGCCTCAAGCAAGTGGCCGAGGCCCTGCAGGTAGCCCCGCCCATGGCGCTGCGCGACCTGGAGCTGCTCGCCGACGAGGGGGTAGCCGAACGAATTCCCGGCAACGAAGAGTGCTGGCGGCTGACCCCGAAGCTGATCCAGCTTGCCCGTGCCCACGACGACGAGCTGCGCCGCGTGCGCCAGCGCGTTGACGACATCGACCAGCGCTACACGCGCGCCATCTGACCACAACCCCAAGGAGGAAACACAACATGGCAGGACGCAAACCATTGGCCCCCGCAGAACAGCGTGGCCCTGATTTTGTGGGCGCCACGCCCGCCGACATGGCAGAGCAGGAGGCCCGCGCACGCAATGCCGTTGCCCTGGCAACCAGCCAGCAAGAGAGCACCGTTCGCGCCGTTGCGCAGCAGTTGGGCTACCAGTTGCCCGCCGACTGCACGGACCCAGACCTGATCCAGCGAGACATCGCGGCCAACATGCGGCGCAGTGTGGAGGCCTGCTTGCAGGTTGGCATGGGGTTGACGGTTCTCAAATCGGCCTGCCAGCACGGAGAGTTCCTGGCCCGTCTTGACGTCCTGGGCATTGAAGTAACGGTGGCACAACGGTTCATGCACGCCGCCCGAAAGTTCTCGAATGCCGCGACGTCGCGGCTTTTAGGGGCGGCCGGGAACCAGTCCAAGCTGCTGGAAATGCTCGTCCTGGACGATGAGCAGATCGAGGAGCTGGAGCTGACCGGCCAGACTGGTGAGCTGAGCCTGGACGATGTGGCCACCATGAGCGTGAAGGAGCTCCGCGCGGCGCTGCGCCAGGCCAAGCAGGACAACGCCTATGCCAACGAGCAGCGTGTGAAGGAGCGCGAACGCGCCGACAAGGCCGAAAAGAAACTGGCCGGCAAGCGCCCCGTGGTGGTGCCGCTGGATGAGAGGCTCGACCCCTTCCTGCAGGAAATCAGCGAGCGACAGAAGCTGCTCGTTAAAGGCATTGCGGCGCACCATGAAGCCGCCAAAGCCCTGGATACCTGGTGGACGGACGAGGTTACCCAGGCTGAAGGCTACGACCCCGAGGCCCCTGCGCCGCTGCCGCGCAGTGTGGCCCTGGTGGCCCTCACGTTGCAAGACAGCATCAACAGCCTGGCTGAGCTGTTAGGCGCGGCCCAACACGCCTTCGAGGAACGCTTTGGCGACGACCTGGCCGAAGCGCGCCAGTACCTCATGCAGACCCCCGAGGCGGCTGATGCAGCCGCATGAGGTGACCCAAGACATGGCCGCACTCTCCCCCGAAGCCTGCGAGTATGTGCGCCAGCTCGCAAGGCGGCTGGACGCTGCAGAGCATGGAACGGGGACTGCGCTGGTGCGCGAGGCCGGCGAGTTCCTGGGCCTGTCTGCATCTACGGTCTACCGGCACCTGAAGACGGTGGCGGGCTGGTCGTCTGACCGCAAGACCCGCTGCGACAAGGGCAGCACCAGCGTGGCGCCTGAAGCCCTGGTGACGCTGGGCGCTGCGCAGCGCGAGGCCATCCGCGCCAACGGCAAGCAGACCCTGTTCACCACCACCGCACGCGGCATCCTGGAGCAGAACGGGCACGCCTTTGGCGTGAGCAACGGGCAGCTCAACAAGCTGTTGCGCGACCGCAAGCTCAACGTGGCGGCGCAGCGCGTGGCCGACCCGGTGCAAGCCCTTCGCGCGCCGCACCCCAACCACACCCATGAAATCGACCCCTCGCTGTGCCTGGTGTATTACCTCAAGGGGCGCCAGTACATCATCCGCGACGACGAGTTCTACAAGAACAAGCTGGACCGGCTGGCAAAGGTCAAGTTCAAGTGCTACCGCTATGTGGCATACGACCGGGCCTGCGCCTCCTTGGTGCCCTGGTACACCGAGGCGGCGGGTGAGGATCAGCACAACCTGTTCAAGTTCCTGATGTTCGCCTGGGGCCTGCAGGCTGGCCGCCCCACGCATGGGGTGCCGCTGCATCTGCTGTGGGACAAGGGCAGCGCCAACACTTCGGCGGCGGTGCGCTCGCTGCTGGACGCGCTGGGCGTGAACCACATCACCCACGAAGCGGGCAACGCCCGCGTGAAAGGGGGCGGGGAGAACGGCAACAACATCGTGGAGACGCAGTTCGAGAGCCGCCTGCGCTTCCAGCCCGTGGAGAACGTGGAGCAGCTCAATGCCGCCGCGTTCGCCTGGGCCAACGCCTACAACGCCAACCTGATTCCAGGGCAGGACACGCGCTTGCGCCGCCCAGGCCTGGCCGCCCCGATGGCGCGCTACGACCTGTGGCAGCTCATCACGCCCGAGCAACTGCGCGTGCTGCCGCCCGTGGAAGTATGCCAGGCGTTCATGCGCAGCAAGGAGGAAGAACGCCAGGTCAAGCCTGACCTGTCGATCACCTTCCGCCACCCGGCTGCCGAGCGCACGCTGCCCTACAGCCTGCGCGGCCTGGATGGTATCAACGTGGGCGACACGGTGCTGGTGCGCGGGTTGATCTACGGCGAGTGCGCCATCCAGGTACAGGTGCCGCGCTACGACGGCGAGGCGCTGATCTACCGGGTGGAGCCGAACGTGGAGTTCGACACCTTCGGCCAGCGCGCCGATGCGGCGGAGATCGGCGCCGAATACAAGCGCACGGCCAAGACCCAGACCGAGCATGCGGCCACGGCCATGGACGGTGTTGCTTACCCGGGCATGAACGCCGACGAGGTGAAGACAGCGCGCGCCAAGCGGGCCACGCCCTTCGAGGGGAAGCTCGACGCGCACAGCTACCTGCAGGACATCAAACTGCCGGCCTACCTGCCGCGCCAGGGCACGGCCATCGAGACGCCGACGCACGCCGCCCCTGCAGGCCCGGAAATGCTGGACCCGGTGACGGCGATGCTGCGCATCGCAGGTGCCATTGGCCGCAACCTCTCCCCCGAAGAAAACGCCTTCTTCATGCGGCGCTACGACGCGGGCGTGCCAGAGGACCAGGTGGACGCGCTGATCGCGCAGTACCAGGCCCCGGTCGATCAACCCCTGCGGGCCGCTGGTGGCCTGCGTGCCGTGTGAGGTGCACCACATGATGAATCTGCGCGGTGACCTGGGCGCCATAGGCCGCAACCAATCCCACCTGGCACGCCATATCGGCGTGAGCCCTGCGGCGGTGACCCAAATCATCAACTACCGAATCTGGCCCAAGACGCGCGGCCTGAGCGAGCAGCTCTTGCGCGAGCGCATCTGCGCCTACCTGACGGCGAACGGCGTCCCACCGGAGACGGTGGCACGGACGTTTGACGAAGCACCTGCAGCCCAGCGCGCCAACGCTGAGCTGCAGGCGATGGCGCAAGCCACTCACTCCGGCCCCCAACCAGGCGACAACCAAGGAGAGGACCCTTTCATGCTACTACGGCACCATTCCCTTTCATCTGCGGCGCGGCAGCACTTCCGCGTGCCGCGCGACCCGTTCATCAACGAGATGAACGAGGACGCGGATGTGTACATCACTGACGACATTCGCTATGTGCGTGCGGCCATGCGCCAGACGGCCAAGCACGGCGGCATGCTGGCCGTGGTGGCCGAGTCCGGCGGCGGCAAGAGCACGCTGCGCCAGGACTTGATCGACTGGATCAACCAGACGGGCGAGCGCGTGACGGTCATCGAGCCCTACGTGATCGGCATGGAGGACAGCCACCGCAAGGGCAAGGCGCTGATGGCGGCGGACATTACCGGTGCCGTGATCCGAAACGTGGCCCCAGGAACGCCGCTGCGCCAGGTGCTTCAGGACCGCGCCGCGCAGATGCACAACATCCTGAAGGCCAGCGCCCAGGTGGGGCAGCGCCATGTGCTCATCATCGAAGAGGCGCACGCCCTGGCGGTGCCCACGCTGAAGCACCTCAAGCGGTTTTACGAGCTGCAGGACGGCTTCAAGAAGCTGCTGGCCATCATCCTGATCGGGCAGACGGAGCTGGAGCACAAGCTGTCGGAGCACAACCCGGAAGTGCGCGAAGTGGTGCAGCGGTGCGAGCTGGTAAAGCTGCCGCCGCTGGACAACCATGTGGAGTCCTACCTGCGCCACAAGTTGGCCCGGATCGGCCTGGAGTTCGACGCGGTGTTCGCCCCGGATGCCGTCGAGGCGATCCGCGCCACGCTGCGCCAGTCGGTGAACGAGACGGTGCGCGGGCAGCGCCAGGCGCGGGAGCGGTCGCTGTGCTTTCCGCTGGCGATCAACAACCTGGTCACCCGGGCCATGAACGAGGCCGTGAAGATCAGCGCGCCCAAGGTCAACGCGGCCCTGATCGCTGCCGCCGTGCGGGGGGGCTGACCATGCGCGCCTACCTTCTCATCATCCACATGGACGATGGCTCCAAGGGTCGCATGCGCGGCCTGTTCCGCAGCGACTGGGAGGCCATCGACGCGGTGCTGGGCTCGAACCTGGACCACGTGGCCGCAGTGGTACCCCGCAGGGTGACCGCATGAAGCGCCGCGTGCATCCCATGACGGCCCTGGTGGCCTGGCTCGGCGTCGCGGTGGTGGCCCTGCTACTGGCCCTGGTGGCCGTGATCGCCCGGCTGCCCTCTGACCAGCAGCTTGACGGCGCCCACACCGCCGGCATGCACCTGGGACAGCAGATGTGCCTGGGCTTTCTCAGCGAGAAGGACCGCGCCGCCGCGCGCCGCCAATCTGGGGGACTGCTCTGATGGCCGACTGGACCAACACCTGTCAGGTGTGCGGGGCCGAAGAGGGCCTGGACGTGCTGATCCTGCGCATGATCGACGACGACACGGTGCGCCGCCTGATCCATGACACGCTGAAGCTGTCCCTGCCGCTGGGCGCCGCGCTGGTGCGCTACATCCGCCTGCACAAGCCGCCCAAGCAGCGGCTGCGCATGGCGCGCCTGCAGGAGCTGCTCACCGAGCTGGTGACGGACATGCAGCGCAACGTGATCGAGCGCCACGGCCGCGCCTGGACCGTCTGCCTGGACGACTGGCGCGGTGCCTTCGACGCGGTGTTCTCCGCCGTGGACAAGGGCACCCTGCAGCTGCCTCTGCAAGGCAACGGCTACCTGTACCAGGTGCTCACCCGCAAGGCCGACCAGGCCGAGGCAGCGCAGGAGGCGCAGCGCGAACAGGACCGCCGCACCGGCCCGCGCGCCGCCACCACCCACGGCCCGGCCAGCGTGGCAGACCTGATGCAGGGCGTGCCGGCACCTGCAACAGCCCGCCCCGCACCGGCCGCGCCGGCACCTGCTGGCACTTCCCCCCTGGTGCGCGCCATGCGCGCGCAGCTCAACCGCACGAAAGGCGAAACGCCATGAAATCCACTGCTCAGGAGCACGCGCAGACCATGACCGCTGCTCAGCTGCGTGAGCAAGGCGCTGTGCTGGCGGCGGAAATCATCGACCAGGTGCTGCGCCCGAAAGAACCGCAGATGCGCACCGTGGTTGTGATGGAAGCGCTGATTCTGCTGTACCGCTTTCACGCGCAGATGCTGCCGCCAGAAGCCATGGGCATGTGCTCCATGGCGCTCGCCAGTGTCGCAGGCGACCTGCTCAAGGCTTCCGCCGCCCCTCAAACCGTGCCTGCGGGCGCATCCATCCACTGAAAGGAGCTTCTCCATGGATCAATCCACTGTCCCCGAAGGCTTCATGCGCAACGCGCAAGGCCATCTGGTCCCCATCAACCTGGTCAAGCCCGTGGACCAGGAACGCGACCGCCTGGTGCGCGAGCTTGTCACCCTGGCACAGGACCTGAACGCCCGGCTCGTTGCGTTCAAGCTCAAGTGCTTTGGCGATGTGAGCGCCTTCGCCGACCTGAGCGCCGAACAGTACGGCGTGAAGCGCGGCGGCAAGAAGGGCAATATCACGCTGCACACCTACGACGGCGCGTTCAAGCTGCAGATCGCGACGGCTGAGAACATCACCTTCGACGAGCGTCTGCAGGCGGCCAAAGCGCTGGTGGACGAGTGCATCAACGAGTGGGCGAAGGACAGCCGACCCGAGATCATGGTGCTGGTGCAAAAGGCCTTCCAGACCGACAAGGAGGGCAACCTCAACGTCGGCCGCATCCTGGAGCTGCGCCGGCTGGAGATCACCGACGCCCGCTGGAAGTCGGCAATGCAGGCCATCGCCGAATCGGTGCAGGTGGTCGGCACGAAGCAGTACGTGCGGGTCTACAAGCGCGTGGGCGACACGGATCGCTATGTGGCCATCCCTCTGGACATGGTGGCGGTATGAGCAAGCAACGCGCAACCGAGGCCTTTGAGGCAGACCTGCGAATCGAAGTAGTGGTGGACTTGGCAAGCCAGCTTGCCACGGAGGCCTATGACGGCACCTCCACTTTCGAGCCGCTGGGCGAATTCATCGAGCACCTTCTGGATGATGAGACCAAGCATCCGTCCTTGGCGCCCCTGACAGAGCGGGCCCGCGCTTGGTTTGACAAAGGTGACGATTCAGAAGTGTCCATACCGCAAGCCGGCGAATCTCTGGCCGAGTGCTCTTTTGGGGTGGCTTTGCGTCTTGCGACGCCGCAGCGTGAATACCGCTCAGAAAACTCATGGAGGTCGGGCCACGGCATCAGCTACACCCGCTGGGTGTACGCCGAGACATTGGAGCAGGCGTGGATGCTCGGCCTTGAATGGGCGAGCGAGCGACACCAGGCCGATCTTGAACGGTTCAAAGCCAAGGAAGGCAGTGCAGAATGACCACGTCCTACACCCCACGTGAAGGCTCTGTGGCCTGGAAGGTGATCCAGTTCCTCCAGGCCAATCAGGATGAGCAGCTCGACGCCGACCTGATCTCGGCGAAGTGCGATTGCGACCGGCGCAACGTCCACACCCTGCTGGGGTCTGCCGTGCAAGCCGGCCTGCTGGCGCGCCGCGAAGACATAGAAAGCGGTGAACTCGTCTACACGGTGGGCAAGGCCGCCACACCGGCGCCAGCCGCCAGCGGCTTCCATGGCTGGCTGGAGCGCAAGGGCCAAGCCTCAGCCGAGGGCCGTGGCCAACGTGGCGCCCCCCCGCGATTCCCGCGCCTCCTGGCACGGAAAAGAAGCGCTCTGCACCGTTCTACATCGACGTCAGCACAGTGCAGATCGACAAGGGCGTACCGATCCCCGGCCGAGGCGCTCGGGCCATCGACTGGGCGCCCCTGTTGGGAAAGCTCGAAGTGGGCGATTCGTTCTTGCTGCCCAGCGCGGCCAAGTCTGCGATTGGTACAGCCATGAAGGCATTCAAAGACGAGACCGGCAAGGAGCTTTCCAGCCGCAAGGTCGAAGACGGCATTCGTGTGTGGAGGACTGCATGAACCGTCCTCTCAATGCCTTCCAGACGGTGCGCCCGCGCGGCAACGCCACCATGCCTTCCGCTGTCCAGCGTCCGCGAGCCACGGGCGCTGCCCCTGGTCTGCTGCGCGGCTCCGTCCCGTGCACGTTGGCTATGGACACCAATGGCCGGCGGTGCGTACCCATCGCACCGCGTGCGAACGGTAATTTCTTGATCGAATCCGGCGCGGCGGCTCAGGCGTCCGTGGATAAGCGCAGTGCGCTGTTGAAAGGAGGCATCTGATGGCCCGCACCAACATTCCAGTGAAGTGCACGCGCTGCCGCAATGAGCACATGGAATCCGAGCGTCGGCAGGTCCCCCGTGGCAAGGCAGGTGCCATCGCCATGTCCGAGTCGGTATGCCCCTGCTGTGGCTGCAACAGCTTTTACGACTGCTCGCCGCAGGTCGCATGGTGCTGGGCCACGGGCCTCATTGAAGTTGGCGAGGCAATGCCGGCGGATGGGCCTGACGGCAGCGGCGCCATCGAGATCGCGCGAGGCCCCAAATACGCGCTGATGGGCTGCTTGTCCGAGTTCGCTCGGCGTGGAATGGGGAACAGCCGTGGAGAGCTGCTCGTGCCCGGCGTGCCCGAGGCGGAAACTCAGGAGACGAAGGGCGATGCGCTAGGAGCATGGCTCACCTGGTGTGGCAAGTCGACCCGAAGCCGCAAAGGGCGCGACGGCGTGGTCTTCGCCAAAGGCTTTTCGTAGTGAGCCCACGCGCACCGGCCGCCCTGGGGCGCGTCAGGCCGGTGGGATAAGCGGTGTGTGCCCGTGCCTTCCATCAACTACCGCAGGTCGTGAGTGCCTTCACCTCCAGGCGCTGCCCGATCCGGTCCCCGGTGCCGCTCACCGGGATTCTTCAACCCTTGAAAGTGACCATGAACAAGTCTGAATTGATCGAACGTATGGCCGACCAGGCCGGTATCTCCAAAACCGCCGCAGGTGCGGCCCTGGACGCGGCCACCGAGGCCATCAAGTCCACCCTGAAGAAGGGCGGCAGCGTGACGCTGGTGGGCTTTGGCGCCTTCACCGTGACCAAGCGAGCAGCCCGCATGGGGCGCAACCCTCGCACGGGCGAGCCGGTGAAGATCAAGGCCAGCAAGGCGCCCAAGTTCACGGCCGGCAAGGGCTTCAAGGATGCCCTGAACTGATCCAGCCGGCTTTCTGCAGCCCCTGCTGGGGGCTGTGGTGAGCCACCTGGACGACGATGCCATGACGACAATGCAAAAGCCCTCTGCCGACGCCGGCCGCGCCCGCCTCATCAAACTTATCCACGTGGCGCGCCGCGACCTGGAACGCGCTGGCCATCTCGACGAGCCCGGCTACCGGGACATCCTGCGCGCGGCCTCGGATGGTCGCCACGACTCTGCGGCCGACATGAGCTACTCGGACCTCAAGAAGGCGATGGAGCGGTTCAAGCAGGCCGGCTTCCAAACGCGCAAGGCCGCTGGAGATCGCACCCAGACGATCAACCGGGATGCTTCCAAGGTGCGGGCGCTGTGGCTGTTTCTGCATGCTCTGGGCGTGGTGAAGGACCCGAGCGAGCGCGCCCTGGCGGCATACGTCAAGCGCATCGCCAAGGTGGACGATCTGCGCTGGGCGCGCGGCAGCACCATCGACGCCCTGATCGAGACGCTCAAGAAGTGGGCCATGCGGTTTCTACCCGCCGCCGTGGCTGCGCTGCGCGAGGAAGTGATCGCCGCCCATCGCGCAAAGCCCTTGACGCCCGGCCAGGCCGAGCTGGCGATGAAGGCGCAGGAGTACCTCAACCGGGGGCAAGGCTTCGATATGCACTGGTGGGCGTGGGAATGCCTCATGGGGGCGCTGGGGCGGCCTGTAGCGGCTGATTTGGCGGTTCTCGCGCCCCAGGAGGCGACGCGGTGAGCATCGAAGCTACACGCATGGCGCTCAAGCGCCATGAGCTGCTCGAAGAGCTGCAGGACGTGATCGCGCGCCAGCTCGTGGAGATGGATGCAGCGCCGGACGCTGCTTCTGTCACCGCCTCGATGGTGGTGGACTACCTGAGCACCTACTGGGCCGGCCAGGTGGTGTCGTTCCCGAAGGACGTCCAATACAAGCTGACGCTCAAGGAGCTGGAGATCTACGACCAGTTCAATGGCCGCAACAAGGACGAGCTGGCCCGCAAGTACGGCATGACGCCACGCGGCATGGGTAAGCTGATCGCGCGCATCCGCGAGAAGATCAAGGCCCAGAACAAGGAGGCAGCTGCGGCCGGCCAGCTCGACCTCATCGGCCACCCGGAGCCCGAACCCGAGGGCATCTGA